GCTCGTCAGACACCTTGATCATGGTGGCCACCTTGTGAGCGCCGATGGAGATCTGACCGAAAGCATCATCGCTCTCGGGGATCGTGCCTTCCTCATCCACCCAGGAGGCGGTACCGTGGGAAGCCACGATCGGGATCTTCCGGTCACCGGAAGAAGTCTGGATGACAGTGCACAGGGAGCGGAGAACGTTCTCCTCCTCAAGGCCCTGCACCAGGGTGCGCTCATACTCATCCGGCACGAGGTAGCCGCCCTCAGAGTCGGTACCAACCTGCAGGGCATTCATGACAGACGGATTCGCAGCCCGATTCCGGATCATGCCCCAAAAAGCAGTCTTGTATTCATCAGAAGCACGACCCTGCTTCTGGGCGGAGGGAGAAGCAGGACGGGAAACCAGCGGAGAAGCAGTAGGCTGATCCATCTCACGATCGATCGTAGCCTGACGCTCCAGTCGTTCGATTTCCTTGCCGAGAGCGACTACGTCCGCTTCCATCTTCTCGTAGGTCGCGTTATCCTCGGCAGATACCATGCCATCTTCACTGCGATGGCTGTCCAGGAACGCTTTGGTGTCGTTCCACAGTTTGGCGCGTTTTTCACGCAGAGCAAGAATCTGATTCATAATGAAAATCCTCCTTCTCATTTCAAAAGCGACAGCCTTTTCTCAAGGTCTGCCGCTTTCACTCGGTTGTCAGGGGTAATGGGTTCTTTGGGTTCTTCGGGGGGCTGTGTTGCATCAGGTGGGTGCTCAGGTTCCTCCTTTACCACGTTCTGCGGTTTCGGCATGGAAGCGATCACCCGGTTCATGAGACAGGCCGCAGCGGATTTCCGCTCGAAAGAATAACCTGTCATGTCATCAGGCAGGTCTTCCGCTCCGGTATACAGGACTTCATCGCAGAAGCCGAGATCTTTCGCTTTCAGGGCGTTCATCCACGTTTCGCTGTCCATGAGGTGAGAGAGTTTCGCCCGGCTCAGTCCGGTTTTGATCTGGTAAGCATTGATGATGCTTTCTTTCACTTCATCCAGCAACTGGATAGCTTTCTTCATCTCTTCCGTATCGCCCATGGCCATCGTGAAGGGATTGTGGATCATCATCAAGCTGGTGGGGCTCATGGTCACATGCGTACCAGCCATGGCAATGACAGAAGCGGCAGAAGCCGCCATGCCATCGATCTGGATGGTCACGTCACCGGGGTAATCCATGAGCATGGTGTAGATTTGGCTGGCTGCGATACAGTCGCCGCCGGGAGAGTTCAGGTGAATGGTAATGGGGCCGTTCCCGGCGAAGAGCTCCTCCTTGAACATAGCGGGAGTGATATCGTCAGCGAACCAGGATTCTTCCGCGATCACACCCTCCAGGTATAAGGTACGGGACTCATCGTCATTGCGGACCCAGTTCCAAAAGTGTCGCATCAGGGGTACCTCCTTCTTTCAGGATTGGATTGTGTTACTGTCTGATCCGTATCATCAGCAGGATGCTTCATAGCAGTCGTGATGGGGATCATGTTGCCGTTGACCAGATAGGCGTCGCCGCCTTCTTCCTTGGGAATGGGGTTCTGGTTTTCCAGCGCCCGGATGTCGTTAGCGGACAGCCAACCGTTCTGGCGGCCTATGGCATAGCCTTCCATCCGGGATTTGTAGTCACCGCGCATCAGGCCGTCGATATTGAACTGCACATAAAAGCGCCCCTTCTCCTGATCTGTGAAAAGGGCGCGGTTCATTGCCTGTTCGATTCTGACGAGCCATGGGCGGATAGTATGGACAGCAAAGTCAATGCTCTGGTGTTCAATATTGGAGAAGGTGGCATGTTCGAGGTTGCCTACGAGATGAGGCGGCACCCTGAAGATCCGGCAAATCTCATCCACCTGAAACTTGCGGGTTTCCAGGAACTGCGCTTCATTGTTTGGGATGGCAATCGGCTCAAACTTCATGCCTTCTTCCAGTATGGCCACCCGATTGCTATTGGAAGAACCGCCGTATGCGCTGTTCCAGCTTTCCCGGAGAGCCTTCGGGTTCTTCACCGTATTCGGATGCGTCAGGATACCAGAAGGCCGTGCGCCATTGGAGAAGAACTTACTGCCGTATTCCTCGGAAGCGATCCCAAGGCCGATGGCGTTTTTCTCCAGAGCGATGGGACTGTACCCCATGATCCCATCGAATCCGAGACCAGGGATGTGAAGGACATCCTCCGGAGACAAAACAACGGTTTCACCCGTGCTGGTCATGTAGGTATAAGTCAGAATGCCTTTCTTATCCCTGTCCACTGTCATTTTATCTGGCAGCAACGGATACAATCCTGTGACCTGGTTCCGTCCAGACCGGATGATTTGGCAGTAACTGTTCCCCCATAGCAGCAGGTGAGCCAGCATAACTTCTCGCAAAACGAAAGATGTCATTTCACTGTTCGGCTCATCATGGAGCAGTAGATACAGCGGATGCTCCGTTGCTTTACGGTTTCCGTCCTCTTTGGCTTCATACACTCCCAGCGGCAGGCTGGCGACTGTTTCCGAGATGACCCGGACGCAGGCGTAGACCGTGGAAAGCTGGATTGCTGTATTTGCGTTTACAGGCTTTCCGGAACCGCTGGTGCCAAAGTAGAAAGTTGGCGCGGCGCTGACGCTGTCCTGGGGCTTATCCCGCGCACGGAACAAACCGGAAAAAGGATTCTTCATGCGGTTTCCTCCATAAAAAGAAGAGCCGTCCGATCTGGATGGCCCTCCGTGCTTTTTCCACGATACCATTATATAAAAGGTTTTTTCATAAATCGTCTCACTATTTGGACAATTACAATCCACTTCCGGTTTTCTTGTCATGGCATTCCTTGCAAAGAGATTCCCAGTTCGTCTGATCCCAGAACAACCTCTGGTCTCCCCGGTGAGGAATGATATGATCTACGACCGTCGCTGGCACAATCTTTCCCTCTGCCTGACAGAAAGCACAGAGTGGATGCTGCTTCAGGAACAATGCCCGGGCTTCACGCCAGCGGGCATCATACCCACGGGCGGAGGCACCGCCGCGCATACGGTCATCACTGTACATCCGATGATCTTTACAGAACACCTGGCCCTGTTCGCAGAACCCGGGACACCCAGGGTAGCGGCAGGGCCTTTTCGGCTTTTGGGGCATTTTCGCACCTCCGTTCAGATAATCAAAAAGCCCCTGTCGTCATAGACCGAAGCTCCACTGTTGGCGTTTTTCAGCGCCCGATCCAGTGCCATGACCAGAGCCACAGCGCCGTCGACTTTTTCCGTGGATTTCTCTTTGTCGATCTTCAGGTTTCCTGCCGGATCAGTCCGCACGAAGGCATTATCCATATTCCACCGAAGAACCGGATGGCCGCCATGATTCAGTTTTCGCTCCAGTACCAGGCGCATCAGTTCTTTCGTCGGTGGGCTCATATCCCGAAAACCCTGCCCGAAAGGAACCATCGTGAAACCGTCGTCCTCAAGGGTCTGCACCATCATGGTAGCATTCCATCGGTCATACGCGATTTCCCTAATGTTGAACCGTTCCCCCAACTGCAGGATGAATTGTTCGATCGCGCCGTAATGAACAACATTGCCTTCCGTGGTATGGATGAAACCCTGCCGTTCCCATTTGTCGTACATCACATGATCCCGACGGACACGCAACTGCAGAGTTTCTTCCGGGAGCCAGAAATGCGGAACAATAATGTACTGCTCCTCCTCATCTCGTGGTGGGAACACAAGCACCATCGCAGTCAGGTCACTGGTGCTGGAAAGATCGAGCCCGGCATAGCAGGGACGGCCTTCCAGTTCATACTCATTGACAACACCGCCGCAGTCATCCCATTTATCCATCGGCATCCAGCGGACGGACTGCTTCACCCACTGGTTCAGGCGGAGCTGCCGGAACATGTTCTCATCGGCAGGGGTCTCCTGCGCTTTACGAAAAGCGTCCCTGACCTTATCGATGGTGATTGTCTGATCCAGGGACGGGTTTGCCTTGTACCAATTCTTTTCATCCGTCCAGTCGGCGTCATCCGGCAAGCCGAAGACCACCGGGTAGAATCGGGGATCAGCCTTCCGGCCTTCGAGGATATCAATGGCTTTCTGGTGAACTTCCCAGCAGATGCTGTTCCGATCCGTTCCGGCAGTTGTCAGGAAAAACCACAGAGGCTGTTTCCGGGCATCGCCGCTGCCTTGAGTCATAACATCGTACAAGGCACGGTTGGGCTGTGTATGCAGTTCATCGAAGATGCAGGCGCTGACATTCAGGCCGTGCTTCGTCGCTACTTCACTGGAAAGCACCTGGTAGATACTGCCGGTCGGTTGGTAGACCATTCGCTTTGTGGAAGGAATGATCTTGATTCGTTTACTCAGCGCTGGGGACTGCTTCACCATATCTACAGCCACATCAAACACAATAGCTGCCTGCTGACGGTCGCTGGCGCAGGAGTAAACCTCTGCCCGCCATTCATCATCATTGCAGAGCATGTTCAGGGCAATGGCAGCGCCGAGCTCTGATTTCCCTTGCTTCTTCGGGATCTCGATGTACGCCGTGGTGTACTGCCGGATGGATGGATCTTCATCACGGACGGTGCCGAATACATCCCGGATGATTTGTTCCTGCCAAGGCAGCAGCTTGAAAGGCTGACCGTGAAACTCTCCCTTTGTATGCTTCAGGCACTCTATGAACTGGATGACTCGGCGGGCTTTCTCCTCACTTTGCATCCTGCCAGCCTCCCCTCAGAACAGGTTCCATCGGATCATCTGTATCGGTCTTGTCGCCGTTCTGGGCATAAAGCCGAGCACGGCTGGCCGGGGT